TAATAATGTAAATTGGAAGGTTGCCGGTAATCTTAATCTTACCGTGGGCGGAGCCTTTAATGTGAATGTGGGCAGCAAAACTGAAACCATCAAGGGCGATTCACATATAAGACATAATGGTAATTATCATCGTTGGATTGGTGGTAACTTCTATGAAAGAAGACAATCTGGCAGAACCGACTTCTCATGTCCGGGTGATACAAGAACCGGCGGAACAGATTGCTCGGATGTTAATTCCGCTTCTGAAGTAGAATAAATAGAACATGGCTACAGTAGATATAGATAACGCAAGGTCTTTTAAAGATTTGGATTTGAATTTTACTATTCATCCAGTTAAGAAAGACATCAATACGCATAAGAATGAATATGCGATTACCAATGCGGTTAAAAACTTAATTTTAACTAACCATTATGAACGACCATTTCAACCAGAGATTGGTAGTAATATACGCCGCCTTTTATTTGAAAATGTGGATCCAATAACAGGCGCACAAATTGAAAGAGAAATCACCGAAACGATTGATAACTTTGAACCTCGTGTTCAAACATCTAAAGTGACAGTATCACCAGATCCAGATAACAATGGTTTTAAAGTTGAACTAGAATTTTTTGTGATTAACAATCCAAACCCAATTACGATTAATTTTTTCCTAGAGCGAATAAGATAACATGGCAGACCGTTTAAGAATATCAGAACTTGATTTTGACACTATAAAATCAAACTTAAAAACATTTCTAAATCAACAATCAGAATTTACAGACTATGATTTTGATGGTGCAGGTTTAAACATTCTATTGGATATTTTAGCTTATAATACTCACTATAATGCTTACTATCTCAATATGGTTGCCAATGAGGCTTTTCTTGATACAGCACTATTAAGAGATTCAGCTGTTTCACACGCCAAAACATTAAATTATGTTCCACATTCAACACGAGCTCCTGTAGCGATTATTGATTTTTCAGTAGAATCTAATACAACAACTGCAGCTACGATGACAATATCTGACGGGTTTTCATTCTTATCAAATCAAATTGATTCTAAATCATATAATTTTGTAGTGCTTGATGATGTAACTGTAACAAAAGCTAATAGTAAATTTGTGTTTGAAAATCTTGAAATTTATGAAGGTCAACTTGTTACCTATAATTTCACACATAATTCAGCCACAAACCCAAAACAAGTATTTACATTACCCGATAATAATATTGATACAACCACATTAAAAGTAACTGTTGCGCCAAGTGTGGGCAACACTTCAACATCCGTTTATAATAAAGTAACGGACATATTAAATGTTGATGGCACTTCTGAGGTGTTTTTCTTACAAGAAGAGCGAAGTGGAAAATATCAAATTTATTTTGGTAACGATGTTGTTGGTAAATCTTTACCTGATGGCGCTTCTGTGTCAACCACATATTTGTTGAATAATGGAACAGCTGCAAATAAGGCCAATAATTTTGTAGCCACAGCAACACTTACGGATTCATTAGGCAATTCACAAACAAACTTCACGATTACACCGGTAAGTGCAGCTGCAGGTGGCGCTGACCGCGAATCTGTGGATGATATTAAATTTTCAGCTGCAGCCCAATTTTCAACACAAAATCGTTTAGTCACATTTAAAGATTATGAATCATATATTCTAAACAATTATCCAAACCTTGATTCTGTTTCTATATGGGGTGGTGAAGATAATGTTCCTCGTGTTTATGGTAAAGTATTTGTATCATTAAAACCTACAGCTAATTATTACATTTCAGAAGCAGAAAAACAAAGAATTATTGATGAGATTATTTCACCTAAAGCTATTGTAGCTGTTCAAACTGAAATATTGGATCCAGAATTTTTATACCTTATTGTTGAAAGTAGTGTTCAATATGATGCTAAAAAAACAAACAATTCTGAAACAGCAATTAAACAAAGTATAAGAAATGCGGTTTTAAGCTATCGTGACCGAGAATTAAATAAATTTGATACTCGTTTTATTCTTTCTAAAATGCAAGATGATATTGATGATACAGATTTGAATGCTATTCTTGGTTCAGAAACAATTGTTCGTGTTCAGAAAAGATTTAAACCAACCATTGGTGAAAGTCAAGCTTATACAATTAATTTTAATGTGCCATTACATCGTGGTACTATTTCAAATAAATTAGTGTCGTCAGAATTTGGTGTCAACGATTCTAATGGCGTGAGAAGAAATGTTACCTTTGAAGAAATACCTCAATCTTTTTCGGGTATCACTTCAATTTCAATTACAAACCCTGGCGTAGGATATACTACTGCACCAACTGTGACAATTACTGGTGATGGCACAGGTGCTACGGCTACTGCTACTATTGTCAACGGTTCAATTCAAAGTATTGATGTATCTAATCGTGGTATTGATTATTCTCGTGCTATTATAACGATTACTGGTGGTGGCGGATATGGTGCAACCGCAACAGCCGTTATTGACGCAAGAACAGGTGTATTAAGAACCATTTATTACGATACCAACGCTGAAAGACAAATTGTTGATTCTACAGCCGGTACAATTGATTATGATACGGGCGTGATTACTATTGATGACATCAACATTCGTTCAATAGATACAGATGATGAACTTATTCGTTTATCTATTGAATCAGAAAAAGGAATTATACAATCGGTTCGTAATACCATTCTTACAATTGATGAAGAAGATCCTACATCTATTGTAACAACACTTGAAGCTATTTAATGTCTGATTTAAAAACCTCATTACTTGTTAATCGTCAAGTTCCTGAATTTGTTCGGGAAGAATATCCTCTATTCATTACATTCTTGGAAGCTTATTATGAATACCTTGAAACAAAACAAGGCACTCAAATCAATGACTTAACAACTAAAGCCAAAGATTTAAAATATCTTTCCGATGTTGATTCATCTATTGAAGATTTTGAATCTAACTTTTTTAATAGTTATGCTACACTTATACCAAAAGATGTTGAGGTTGATAAAGCATTTCTAATTAAAAATGTTCTGCCTTTATATTTAGCAAAAGGTTCAGAGAGTGCATTTAAGTTATTATTCAGAATGCTCTTTAATGATGAAGTTGATATTATTTTACCAAAAAATAATGTATTAAGAGCTTCTGATGGTAAATGGATAATTGATAATGTTCTTCGTATTGAAACTGATATACGAAGCCTTTATACCGCCAATGGTAACACCTCTGTTAATGCTGTAGCCTCAGGTAATACTACATTCTTATTAGCTCAAGAACCAACAGATGGTGATGTTTCAGTTTATGTGAATGATGTATTAAAAACTGAATTAACTGATTATTTCTTCCGCAAAGAAACTAAAAAACTTATATTCTATACGGCACCTTCAGCCAATTCTGAAGTTAAAATAGTTTATTCTGATTTTAATATTGAATTACTCAACAATCGTAAAGTAACAGGCGTTACTTCTGGTGCCACAGCTTTAATTGAAAAAGCTACCGAAAGAATTATTACTGACCAATTAAATCTTGGTTTTCCGTTTGAATTATTCATCAATGATAAAACACTTCTTGGTTCTTTTCAACAAGGAGAAATGGTTGAAGTTGACATAATCGCTGATGATGGTACACTTATCACATTAGAAACAGATACTTTTTCTTTTGTCAATCGTATTCTTGTTATTGATGGTGGTTCAAGTTATAATGTAGGTGATGTTGTAATCGTGACTGGTGGTGGCGCTTCAGAGGATGCTACTGCTATTGTTGACGATATTGTTGAAGGTTACATTGATTCTATTACGGTTACTTCTGGTGGTGCTGGATTTGTTAATGGTGGTGATATTGCAGTATCAAATATTACTTCACCATTTTTATTAGACCTTGCGGTTGATGGTGTTGACCTTACGGGTGTAGCAAATTCAACTTCAAACACATATACCGTTAGTAATGATGTTATTTCAACTTATGCTAACACACTTATTTCTGCTGCTAATTATGGATTTCCTAGCGCGGTTATTACATCTGAAAATGTATCTACGGTAATTGCTGATGCTCTTACATCCTTAGAAATTACAAGCCTTGGCCCAATCACCAATGTTCTTGTTATTTTCTCAAACACCAACACATCTATTTCACCAACATTGGATGCGAATAGTGTAACATATATTGCTGGTAATAACACTTTTAGTATTAAAACACTAGGTTCGGTGGGTCGTATTAGAATTAATAATGGTGGAACAGGGTATGCTGTTGGTGATGAAATCAATTTTGGTCCTAATCCAATAGGAACGAATGGTCGTGGTGCAGCTGCAGCTGTTAAATCTGTATTAGCTAATGGACAAATTACACAAATTGAACTTCAGCCAACAAGAATTACAGGCACAGCCAATGTTTTAAATAATACATGCCAAATTATTGGAACAGGAACAAATTTTGGAACAGATATTAGAGTGAATGATAGAATCACTATTAACAATGAAAGTCGCTACATTAATGCAATTTCAAATGTTACTCATGCAAATGTTAATGTAAATTTTACCGCTACATCTACAGGCAAAAAAGTGGGTCGCTATGGAATTTATCCTATTGGTGGTATAAGTTATGTTCAAGGTAATTTTCCGGTATTAACTATTTCAACAACTTCGGGTGCAAATGCAAACATTCAAATTTCAGCCATAATGAGTGATGGTGAAGCATTAACGCCTTTCATTGGCAATACACAGCCTGGCCAAATTATAAGCATTAAAGTATTAAGTGGTGGTTCAGGATATGAATTTATTCCACAGGTTGATTTAACCGGTACAGGTAGTGGAACGGCTACGGCTAATGCACAAATTGAAGCAGGATACATAACTTTACCTGGTCGTTGGAGAACATCTGATTCTATTCTTTCTACATCTGAAAGAAAATTACAAGGTCGTGATTACTATGTTGATTATTCTTATGTAACTTCTTCACTTACCGAGTTTTCAAAATATAAAACAATATTGAAACAACTTATGCACCCAGCGGGTTTTGTAAACTACGCTGATTTGAATGAACTAAAATTAATTACATCAAATACAATTACCATTTCTACTACATCGGCCAATACAATCTCTGGTACTGTAAATGTTACAGCTTCCTCTATATTTGTTACCGGTACAAATACTAAATTTAATATTGCCAATACAAATGGTATTATTTCTATAGGCTCTAATGTAGCCGTAAATGGTGTCATTAGAACTATAAGTAGCATCATAAGTAATACAAATCTTGCGGTTTCTTCTGCATTTACTTCAAATGCAACTGCACAAACTCTTATCATATTGATATAAATAAAGACCATGCCATCAATAACTACTAAAAAACTAGGTTACAATAACGCCAAACTGTGGCGTAATGCCTTATATAATTCAGGTAATACTGACCCCATTCTTTATATTTTTATAGGCAACCATGTTCCCTATGCAAATGAAGCCTCTCCCAATTCTATTGTAGATACAATTGATGCTGAAAAAGATATATGGGATAACATGTATGCGGCTAAAAAATTAACAGCCAATGATATTGAGTTAGTTATTCCTAGAATCAACTGGTCAGGCAATACTAAATTCCGTCAATACGATGACACTATCACAATTGATAATTTGTTGAGTGCTAATACTACTCAAAATTTAAAACCGATGTATATTATTACCACAGAGCGTAATGTATATAAATGTATGTCAAATAATAATTCTGCTAATTCAACAGTAGAACCTACCGGCGATTACTCAACATCAAATGGTAATATCGGCACGGCTGATGGTTATATTTGGAAATACATGTATAATGTTAAACCGTCAAACAAATTTTTAACGACTGATTGGGTTCCAGCACCAACATCAACAAATCAACTAGATTATAATGTAAATACTACTGGTGTGGTTGATGGTGAATTAACCACTATTATAGTAACAGCAGCTGGTACAAATTATCGTCAGGCTTCTAATGTGCAAGTAAATGGTTTTGTTTCAGGCCAAACAACACTTACTTTAGCGAATACTGCCAGAGTTTTAGCAATCTATAATGTAACTGCACTTGCCAATCTTGCAAACATGACCATTTCTGGTACAGGTATTGCAACAGGAACATTTATTAGTAGTGCCGCTAATGCAACCGGTGTTTTAACATTATCAACAGCTACTACATCCGCTGGTGGCAATACAAGTAATGTATCCATTTCAACCAGAGTTTATATTGATGGTGATGGAACGGGAGTGATTGCATCAGCCACACTTTCAAATACAACTTCGGGTGTATCATCAGCAAATGCAAATGTTTCAAAGATTACTGTAACGACCATTGGTACAGGATATTCAAGAGCTAATGCGTTTATTTACGGTTCAGGAACAAATGCAACCGCTCGTGTCATC